TGAGCAAAGTATGTGTCAAGGATTACCCATTTCTTTGCAACTTTTGGTTGTTTATTGTGAAAATTGATAATGTATTCTGATTGGCTCCTTGTTGGATAAAATTTTCTATTAACCTGTGATTTACGTTTTAATTCCAAGATATAGTTATTGCCACCCTCATATGACTCAAGAATGGACATTGCCTTTGATTCTAAACTAACGTTACTCATTTAATATTAATAAACTTATTTAAAATATAATAAAACTTTAAGTATTTATCAATATATGAAACGGACATTAGAAAAGTTAGTTCCAGTTACAAGATTAGGCAAATTTTTTGGTAATGAAGATTTTGACCTTGATATTGATATGGGACAAGAATGGCTTGAGGGTGATATGAATTTTACCGTTGTGTTGTATCGTATTGATAGGTACAAAACAAAAAAAGACGATGTTTACGGTGAAGTTTTAGAAGATGGGATACAATTTATGTCCCCTATTGAATTAAAAGGTTTAGTTCAAGTTATGGCACCAACTAATAAGTTATACGGTAGTTCTAAAGTTGAAATACAAGAACCTGGAAATTTAAAGTTCTCAATTTATCAAAAACAACTTGATGACTTAGGTGTTGAGATTTGGATGGGGGATTACCTTGGATATTATGAAACAGAGTCTAAAGTCAGATACTATTCCATTAGTGATGACGGATATGTTGTGTCTGACACTAAACACACTTACGGTGGATATAAACCATTCTATAGAACGATTGTTGCAACATATGTAAGTCCTGACGAATTTAACGGATTATAATAAAATTATTATTAAATAATAACATGCCACTACCAAGAACAATAGTTAAACCAACATTACCTTTAGTACCAAAAAAAATTTTATCTGAAAGGAGAGAACAACTTTTAGAATATATTAAAGATGATGGAACTTATTTACCCAAATCAGTATTACATGCGGATTTGGATAAGGGTATGCTTGAATTTGTTAAAGACAAACTTAAAGTTGTTACCTCAGGTAAAATAGTTCCATTATTAGATATTATAATCACAACTCAAAATTGGTCACAATATTTAGAAACTTGGAAATTTGTGGATATTGACTATAATCCAACACCCCCATTCATTACTGTCGTTAGGACTCCTGAAGTTAAGTATGGTACAAATCCATCACTTCAATATACAATACCAAACAGAAAACAATTTTATTACGCGTCGGTACCAACTTGGAATGGAAACGAACAAGGAATGGATATTTATACTATTCCACAACCAGTTCCTGTTGATATTACATATAATGTAAAAATTATTTGTAATAGAATGAGAGAGTTAAATCAACTTAATAAGATTGTGATGCAAACATTTTCATCAAAACAAGCTTATACCTTCATTAAAGGTCAATACATACCAATTATATTAGCCAACATTTCCGACGAATCTCAATTAAGTATGGAATCTAGAAAATATTACGTTCAAAATTATGAGTTTACTATGTTGGGTTATTTGATAGATGAAGAAGAATTTGAAGTAAAACCGGCAATTCAAAGAGTGACTCAATTAATTGAAATGAACACAGCACCAAGAAAAAAAAGAATAGACAAATATCCTAAAAATCCTGATAATTTTGAAACTCCGTTTTTATTTGTTTCAGGCAATACAAGTTTAACAGATGTAATTGAATTTAGCTCAAATATGAATTTACTTTCAACAAGTAATGTTGATACTTTTGATGTATATATTAATAATGATTATTATGGAAGCGACCTTCAAAAAATTGAGATTACAACAAACGATATTTTAACTATAGAAGTCACAAAAAATGACAATACTGAAGAATCAAACATACTATATGAAAATAAATTAATTTAATTTTCCCCATAAATGTCTTTCTTTTCTTTACATTTTTCTACAATTAAATTTTCTAAAAATTTGTAAATTTTTATTCCCCGTTTATCACAATATTTTTTTAAAATATCGTGTGATTCAGGAGATATTTTGATGTTTTTTATTTCTTTTTTTGGATTCATAGGTAGAAAAAAAGCAGTATTTATTCATACTCTTTATAAATACTTATTTAAAAGTAAAGTTTTTTCATAAAAACTCTAATATTTATCAATAAAATAAATCTGTAACAGAATAATTTAATAATGGCAGCACAAGCAAATCAAAAAGTATTTGTATCACCTGGAGTGTACACATCGGAAACCGACTTATCATTTATCGCCCAAAGTGTGGGGGTAACAACTTTAGGCCTTGTTGGAGAAACTTTAAAAGGTCCAGCATTTGAACCAGTATTCATAACGAATTTTGACGAATTCCAATCATATTTTGGTGGTTCAGAGCCCGTTAAATTTTATGGTACTCAGATACCAAAATATGAGGCGGCGTATATTGCCAAATCATATTTACAACAATCAAATCAATTGTTTGTAACAAGAATTTTAGGATTGTCTGGATATGACGCAGGACCATCTTGGAGTCTTTCATTAGTTGCTAATGTTGACCCAACAACTATTTCTGCACCATCAAATCCCGTGGCTTTTACCGCAACGTTTACTGGTACCTCATCGGGAGGTACATTTGGAATTGCAAGTGGGTCATTACCAAACCAAGTTCAATTAAATAAACAATATAAATTACAAGACGGTTCAACATCTACAATACAAACCGACTTTAACAATTATTTAAGTGAGATTGTAAATACGACATCACTTTCTGCAACAACATCAGTTATATATGGTTCAATACTTTATGATGACAATTATTATCTTACATATGGAAGACCTAATGTAATAACTCCATATGATTGTGTACCTATCTTAGAAGAAAATGATTTATCTGCGTCGTCAAACGACCCTTGGCTTTATGCTAATTTTAATATTTCTTCAGGAAACAATTATTCGGGTTATTCTTTTTATTATTTTATTACTAATGTTACTAATACTGTGGACTCTAATTTTACTGTCACTATTTCTGGAGCTTCCGTTAATTTTACAGGTATGGCGTACACTGACTTCAATAATATGGTTGTTGGTACTATTCGTTCACGAGGTATTTGTAATTATGTTAATAGTGCCGGAAGTAATGACCATGGTCCAGTTTATGAGGTTGGTATTGATTACAACAATAATAATACTTGGGTTCCAAATAATTTACAAATAGTTTGTACTGGACAATATTCAGGTATTACAGAATCACCTTATTCATCTTTTTTATTATCGGGTTTAACAAATGATAATAAAACATTTTCATTTGAAACGTCATTAAGTGCATCTTCGTCAAAATATATTACAAAAGTATTAGGTGTTGATAACTTTGGTAAATCAAGATACGCGGTTCCTATTTATGTTGAAGAACTTTATCAGGGAAGTTTGAATTATGCTTATAGTCAAAATTATATCCGTGGATTAAATTGTGATTTAATTGCTCTACCTGACGCAAGAAGTCAATCAAGTCAATCAATTGCTTGGAATTTAGAAAAATACCAATCACCTGAAACACCTTATTTGGTTTCTGAATTAAGAGGTAACCAAGTTTATAATTTATTTAAATTTATATCAATTTCCGATGGAAATGATGCAAATACTGAAGTTAAAATTTCAATCGCTAACTTATCATATAATAATATGTCGTTTGATGTTTTTATTAGAAATTTTTATGACTCTGACTCAAATCCAGTTGTAATTGAAAAATTCACAAATTGTGTTATGGACCCAGCATCAAATAACTTTGTCGGAAAAAAAATAGGTTCATCTAATGGTGAATTTGCGTTAATTTCAAGATATGTTATGGTTGAAATGGCAGATGAATACCCAATTGACTCACTACCTTGTGGTTTCCGTGGTTATACACAAAGAGAATATGAAGACGCTTCGGTTTACCCATCACCATATCCAAAATATAAAATAAAATATGATTACCCTGGAGAAGTTATTGCTAACCCACCATTTGGAACACCTATTGGTGGCTCAAATACTGTTGAATCTCCTGGAGATGTTATAAGAAGAACATATTTAGGATTCTCAACACAGTATGGAATTGATGAGTCATTTTTAACTTATAAAGGAAAACAAAACCCTCAATCAAATTGGGCTTTAGCAACTGACTCATTTAAATGGAATTACACTAGTAAAGGTTTCCATATGGACTCAGGAGCAACTGTTGTATCAATTGCTAACACATCAATGACAAGTGGTCAAACAGCTTTTGAATGTGGTACTGCTGAATTTAGAAGTGACCCAGAAACACAAGAAAATCCGTATTATTTCATATATTCAAGAAAATA